TTCGTCCGGAATGCCGTATGTCCGTTCAGATTTTTCAGAAGAAAATTCCTTATTTCCTTGCCTTCGCTGCCGCCAAACCCGATTGATACAAGCCATGCCCTCATGTAATATTTTTCATTCTCTTCAATGGTCTGTTTCGGATTCACACGTTTCTGTTCCGATGCTTTCTTTACCATTGCCGATGCAAGTCTGCAGTATTCTATCATGTCATCGGTATGCGGAAATCCCGTGAACTCAATGTTTCCGTCTGCAAAGTTGACACCGCTGCATCCGCCCTGTTCCGTAATGAATCGTGCTACCGTCTCTGTGTCTTCAAAGGTTCTTTCGGCAAGGGCATTTATAAGGCTGTCTGCTATGGAAATGCACTCCCTGCCGACTGCCCTGTTGATAAGGTACTGTTTGGAATGCATCATGTTTATCAGGTTGATGATGCCCTGTGATGTCATGCTGCCGATCGGTATTTTGATCTCTGCTTCTGGTTCTTCCGTCTGTGTTTCCTGTGTCTCTTCTGCCACATCATTCTGGAAAAGCACTCTTCTCACCTCGTCTTCCATGCTGTCATCTTCAAGTATGACCTTTGCGTCCCTGTCCACCGTGATGCTTCCGATGCGGTATGCAAAAGATGGTGGTCCAAGGTATTCTGACCTCTGTCCGAAATGTCCGGATAAGGCTTTTACTAATTCTTTCCTGTTCTCAGCGTTTGTAATAATTTCCATTCTGCTGGTCTCCTTTCCTTTTGGTAGTACCATATATCACTCTGAATGCCCGTATAGTCAAGCAGATAATGGTACTTTCCAAAAGAAAATGTAATGTCAGCTTCTGGACTCCGGAAGTGACATCGCAACCGCATAAGCGACCGTTGCAGTGACTGCATTTCCGGCCTGTTTATAAAGCTGTGCATCGGAGTTGACGGCAGAGGCACGGTCAAAAAGCTCATCAGAAAATCCCTGTAAGCGGAAGCACTCCCTCGGAGTCAGCCGTCTGATGCGTCCGCCCCTCATGAGCGTTCCCATCTGCCCGGAACAGTCCAGTGTCTGGGAGCATCCTTTTCCGACCCTCCCCCTTCTTGTCTCACTGTCCGGGTAGGCAAGGTTGATACCGTCCCCTTCCTGTGCCACTTCATATCCTGCCTTCGTGGCATTTTTCACTTTGACGGAATCCACCTTTTGACAGACATACACACCGTGCCTGTCCTGAGAGGTCAGGGTGAACATCGGCTCTCCGTCCTCTTTCATCCTTCTTCCGTTCTGCCGTTTCTCCATCCGCTCCGGTGTAAGCACCGGGTGGACTTCCAGTACGGCTGAGTTCATGGCGGTATGGTTGGTCATCCCGGCTGTGTACCTCGCTGTCAGGCATCTTGCCGTATCCGTGATCTTCGGATCATGGTTGCTCTGGTCGATAAAGTAAAGCCCTGTCTTGGCCCCGACACCGCCCGCATTCCCCACAAGGGTTGCGGAAATGCCGTCCGTCCCATAAACACGGTAGCCCTGCATACCTCCTATAAGCTGGTTAAGAGCTGCTGCGTTTTCTCCAGTGAGAGGTAATATTTCTCGTCTACCTCTGCTTCTAAGATTTGCGATAATGAACACACGCTCACGGTTCTGCGGGACTCCGAAGTTTTTGGAGTTAAGCACCTGCCACCGACAGTCATACCCTGCTTCGTCCATTTCAGACAGAACTGAGGCAAAGTCGAATCCTGCATTGATCGATAACAGGTTCTTAACGTTCTCAACAAGTAGGTATGAGGGTTTAGCACTTTCCTCTTTGCCTTTGAGGAGGTCAATAATGTTGTAATATATTCCACTTCTTTTTCCGACCAGTCCCCGCTGTTTTCCGGCAACGGAGATGTCCTGGCATGGGAATCCGAAGCACCAGATGTCTGCATAGGGGACATCTCCGGGTTTGAGTTTTGTGACATCATGAGCTTTCCACTCTCCTTCCGTATCATACATTGCCTCATATGAGGCTCTTGCAAATTTATCATATTCACAGTACCCGATGCATTTATGGCCGGCAGTTTCAAGACCGAGCCTGAAGCCGCCGATGCCGGAACATAGATCAAGAAAGGTCATCTGTTTCATTATACTGCCCTCCCTTGCATAATTGCTGATATGAAATTTTCATATCGTCACGGATTACAAATACATCCTCATCCGAACCGCACTGTTCAATGTAGCGGTTTACGATCACATCCACAAACTTCTCATCCAGTTCGATGCCGTAGCAGATACGGTGTGTCTGCTCACAGGCGATCAGCGTAGAGCCGGAACCGAGGAACGGATCAAGCACGATGCAGTTGCTCATGCAGGAGTTCTGGATCGGATACGCCATAAGCGCCACAGGCTTCATGGTCGGATGGTCCTTGCTTGCCTTCGGACGGTCATATTCCCAGATGGTGGTCTGTTTCCTGTCGGAATACCACTGGTGCTTCCCGCCTTTCTTCCATCCGAACAGACACGGCTCATGCTGCCACTGGTATGGGCTTCTTCCAAGGACCAGTGCGTTCTTCTTCCAGATGCAGCACCCGGAAAGATAAAAACCTGCATCCTTGAACGCCTTTCTGAAATTCAGCCCTTCCGTATCCGCATGGAATACATAAATGGAAGCATCCTGTTCCATCGACTGCTCCATATTTACAAATGCAGCAAACAGGAACTTATAGAAATCCTCATCCGGCATGTTGTCGTTTTTGATCTTGCCGGCCGTCTCCTCAACATTTACATTGTATGGCGGATCCGTCAGGACAAGATTTGCCTTTTGTCCATCCATCAGCTTATCGTAAGTCTCCGGCAGAATGGAAGCACCGCAGATGACACGGTGCTTTCCAAG